CACTACACGCGGGCAAAAGACATGAATATTCTTCATGTCAGTTTTAATGTTTATAATTTTTCCACCTAAGTGAAACAAATCTCCCGAAGATTGCTGTATGAATAGAGATCTTTCCTGAATCCAACTTCCATCCGAAGCTCTCAAAATCTGCTTTGACGGATAATATATTTCAGCTTCTTTATTAAAAAGAGTTCTAAACAAGAACTGAAATGATTCAGTAGATCCACGAGTTTTATAAAACTCACGAATACGTTGTAAAATGAATCTTTCATTCTCAAGCGTATTTGTTGGAAATATTACTGAAAGTTCTTTTTTAAATCTAGTTACAAATTCGTCAAGTGTATTTTCAATAGAACGAATGTCTTCTAGATTGCGCTGTTGGGTTTGATCTAAAAAGGCATAATATGCTTTTATAAAATCTACGAACACGCCATATTCTTCCCGAATAAATTCGGGAATCTGTCGTTCCAATGCTATAGAAATAGGTGTCTTATCCATTATGTTCTACTAGATGCAAACTGATGAGTTGAACCTGAAAGTTCTTGTACTGTGCTAATGCTTAAATAATCTAAACTTATGTTAACAATCTCATTATGTTTTGAGAGAATATCGTTAGACTGTGGCTTAATTATAAATTGTAAATCTGATTCTACTACACCAGTCACAAATAGATTATTGACAACTATCGTGCCAGTCAAATAATTTACAGTTCCAATTTTTAAATTCGTAAATACTTTAGAGTAATCTTGTGGATTATAATAAAATAAACGCAAGTTCCCTGCAGCGTCATCGTCTATATAGTACTTAACGCCGGTGCTGTCAATGTAAAACGCATTAGTCATTACTGATTGTTCTGGAACACCCGATGAATAAATTTGATTACTGATGTCTACAGTGTATTTAGTAGAAGAATTGAAGATCACATCTACGACTCTTCTTAATTGTATCGTTGTAACATTATTGATGATGCTACTATCCGCATCGTCAATTGCTCGCACTAGTCTAGAATATCTTAATATTCCATCAAACTTCTGTAGCACTGTGTCATTATAGTTGATAATCGATTGGCGAACTAGTTCGGTTATTTGTGTTGATGATTTGTTTGTCAGGTTTGGATTGTAATACGCTGTGGTGCTTAATTCTATTGTCGTATAGACTGGATCTAATAGAACTGGCGATATTCCTAACATCGATTTAGGAGCAATTATAGATTCGGTGATATAGTTCTTTTCACTAGACGTTAAAAACAAACTAGTTTTTGGTTTAATAGAAATGTATATTTTTCCATATATTGGAGGAGACATGCTTTCTCCTCCCCAGCAATTAATCGAGTCAATATCTGGATATGCTGTTTGAATAATGTCAATGTAATCACTTGCAGTAACTGCTCTATCTTGAGTTCTATATTTGTGAGATACGTTATATTTTATTTCATCGACTGTTTCGCCATCTCTTCCAGTACTAGCAATGCTAGATACTGTTACTACTGGGGTGTTTGGCAAATTAATGCCTGCATATGTAAATAATGCAATTCCGTTTCCACTAGCTCCACCAGTTACCATGTATTCTACTGTTACGACAGAACCAATTGCAGGTTCTTTGCCTAAATTGTCTTTACCAAAATACACTTGGTATTTTCCACCTTCTACTTCTTTGATAAAATAAACTTCACTCGTTGGAACTAATCCTATAATTTTTTCTGAATACGAATATACAGAAGAAGTGAATGAATTTGCAACACCCTGTATAGTCACTTTAATAGTATTAGTGTCAACATTAAGGTTTTGAAGAATTATTGATGTATCGGCAAATACTGTAAATTTTTCAGTAATAGGAGTGCCTTCGTAAATTGGAAACTCACTAAAGACAAAATTAACACCGTTTGAAATACCAATGTTTTCATTCATAGTGTAGAAATTATAATCAACACCGTTTACTGTCGATGTAAACGGTGTTGACTTTGCAATAGATAGTGTGTTAGCAGTGGAAGTACCAATCGCAACAGTCATACTAATATTTGCTTTTGCACATGACTTTGATAGGGGCAAATACCCATAATTGTTTGCAATAGATACAACACTATCTCTCTTACTTGCAGAATCTAAAAACATCTCATTGATAGCTAAGTTGGTGTACATAGCATTGTAATGAGTGTTATACGCTAGAATATCGAGTAATACATTAATAGCAGAACCCTCAAAATCGTAATCTGTAAACTGATCCTGACCTTTTAAGTATTCTTTTAAACTAGATTTGATATTGTCAAAATCTAGTTCTGATATATTGATTTTATTAGTTGCCATTAGCGAGTTCTTTCTAGAAATAGATCAACACTTATCGGGGTGCTCGTGTTAACTATTGCAAATACGATAGTTACGTATATTCCGTTATTGTCGGGACTGAGTAACACTGAGATATCAAGAATGTTTGCTCTAGGTTCATACGAATTAAGCGTATTCTCTATTGTTTTTTTAACCAACGCTGAAAGCATTGGTGTTATCGGTTCAAACATAAGTGTTTTTATTTGAGAACCGATGTCACTTCGAAATGGGCGCTCAAAATTCTTAGTCAAAATAAGATTTTTAATTGATTGCTTTATAGCATTCTCATCATATTTTCTAGAGACGTCTTTAGATACTGGATTTGCTGTGAAATTCAGGTCTAGATCGGAGAATGTTCTTGTTTTAGCCATATGTTATTTATCCACCAATAAAGACTTTAGATGCGCCTTGAGCTACAGTATCGCCGCAAGCAATGGAGTCGCCTATTCTAATTGCAGCTTTTCCTTCTATGTTGACCTTACTGCTACCAGAAGAAGTAACGCGGGAAGGAGATAGATGAACGCTATTACCACATGAATGAGTTGCGTATTTTGTCAATCCATAAAGTTGACATGCTTTGCCTTCTACATTTGTTTTAGAAGAAAAGCCAGATTCAGTTGCTGTTGGAGGATAACATCCGTGACCAGTTGATATATGTCCTTCTAGTGATACTGCTGGCATTAATGTTGTCCTTGTGCTACTAATTGTTTTAGAAGTAATCTATTGGATTCCCAATCGTTATTCACAGTTTGTTTGACAACAAATATTTCAGGAATATCTGGGATTCCCAATACAGTTGGCAACAATGTTACAGTGTATGTAACTTCAACGTATCTTAAAAAATCAGGTTGATATTTAATAATGCCATAAAAATTTTCAGTCGTATTTGGCTGTAAGATCTGTATACTACCATCAGGCATTTTGAATTGATAATATTTAGAATTGAACACGTTCACGATAGTGCCAGATATATTTATAGTATTTCCAGAAAATGAAACACTAAGGCCTTCCAATGAAGGAGAGAAACTTACTCCCATGACAGTGTATACAGTATTAGCAACACTAGACGTAAACGCAGTGGAAATATTAAACGTATCGATATATTCTCTAACTGGCGGAAGTCTATTTAATGGTGAAGCGCCTTCATAGACGACAACGCTGTCTTCCTCTCCGGAAATACTTGCTGGAGTATTTGTTATTGTCGTGGTCATGCTACTAATATGAATTGGCCCATGTCACCAATTCTATGATGATCACGCATTGTGAATATTTGTTTTCTAGCACCAGTATATTTAAACGATCCATGAATCCAAACAGTTGTTGCTCCCTGGTATTCTAGAATCAACTGATCATATGGTACTAATTGTTGAATTCTTTGAATTGCTTCATAGTGACCTTTTCTGCCAATACTAGGAATTACAATATCGACAGCGGAACCAAGATAATGATCGGACGTCTTAGACGAAGCCGCAACATCGCCTGGTCGTCTAAACCCAGAAGTGATAATCATATTTGGATATAGATTGCGAACTACTTCTAAATAGTTCTCGCATAGTCCCTTTAAGTTGCACACGATAGCTTGCGGAGTGAGTCCTTGTTGAGCGACAGGCATTCTACTTCCATTAGAAGTTAAAGATGCCAGAGTGTAGTTCTTAGATAGTGCAAATGACGGTTCAAACGTTTGCTTCATCATGATGATGTCACAATTTGCACCTGGCTGCGCAATAGTATTTGATGGAGCTGCTGCCGCTTCTGTTTGAGTTCCAGTGTTAAGTTCTTCAGACTTAATTGCGCCACTATTAATTTGTTTTTGTGTGAAAGTAGATGAATCACCTTCTTCAGGAGTTTCATATTGCCCGGCTGCGCCAGCACTTCTACCGATCACAGTAAGCGGATTGAACTCTGGCATTTCAGGAGCCTGTTTAGCGCCTGCTGCTGCTAACCCAGATGTTGCTGCATTAGAAGCACCATTAGCAATATCGACGAACGATCCATCTGCATGTAAGGTTCCACCAGAATTAATATTCACATCTCCGCTACCACTCATAGTCAGTGCACCATTAGATCTAATGTCTACTGTATCACCTTCGATAATGACGCTTGCAGCCTTAAGTTTAAATGATTCTGTTACTGATGCGTTGAGCGATCCACTCACGTTAAGATTTGCGTCATTATATACGTTAATGTTTGCAACACCTCGTACGTCTAAGTTTAATCCATTTTTAACAAGAATGTTACTTGCACCATCAACAGTTACGTTGAGCGAACCATTGATATGAACGTATCCATTTCTCTCATATATTTCGTAACCATCTCCAACTATGCGAGTAACTTGAGTTCCATTAGCATCAATCTCCATGAATGTACCAGATTTGTGATACAAATGAATACGTTCTGAATGCGGAGAATCATCAAATTCTAATACGTGACCAGATTCGGTCATCATCACGTGATTGAATGGATATGATGTGTTATACGGGTTTGGCGATTGATCCCAAGTAGTTCCACCTGCAACTTCAACGCCTTTAACTAGTGCAGCGTCTTTTTTATAAACGATGGTCTTACTAATTTCTTCGTGACGAGCTAATCTATTAGTGTCAGGCTCATTGATATAAAGTGGATATACTCCCTTTGGATCACCAAATCCATTAGTGCTCCCAGCCGATTGCACTGCTCCCGTAGTTGCTGCAGTTGCAGCTGCTGTAGTTTCTGCAGCCGTGGTCGTCTGTTCTGTAGGAGGCAATTCTCCTGCAGAATTTGGAATACCATCTGCTAAGAATAGATCTTTCTCGGCTAATCTACGCTTTGTCAACCCAGCAAGTATTACTCCACCTGCTTTATCCCATTGTAAAAATCCTGCTGCAGCGTCCAAATACTTACTAGCATTCAAATCTTTTAACAGTGTAGATTTTGCAAAGTTGCCACTACCAACATTATACGTGAAGCAACATAGCGCGTCAAACATTGATTGCGTGATTAGAGCACGAGTATTGCGTTTTACCGATGCAGCATGATCTGCTGCAAGATCTGAAAGCAAATATGATTCTGCTTGTGCGATAGTTATAGCCATTCCAGCCATAACTGGTTGACCGTTTATCCTAGTGGTACCATAACCGATAGTCCACTTACCAATCGAATCTTGGTATGACTGAAGTTTTAATCCTTCAAATCTTTTAATGAGTGCTATACAATTTGCACTTGGAGTAAATTCTGCAGCACGCTTAAGAGTATTAGTATTTTCTAAAGTTGGTGCTGGTTGTGTCGTAGTTACAGGAGTTCCATCACCGCTGAGCACTGGGTTTCCAGTACCATCAACAACGATGTTACTTTGCGCATTAGATTCTTTTAATTCGCCATCAATTTTTAATTGAAGAGTAGAATCATCTACGCTAATATTGCTACTTCCACTTTGAGGTATTCCACCCAATGATCCTATCATGATAGGATATTGTAAATCTGGGTCCTGGAATGCAATCAATACTGACGTACCTTCGACTAAGCCAAGAGGCGTCGAACCAATGCCACTCATCGCAGCTGAAGTTATACTCTGCATTGGATATGCCCAAGGCAAGTCTTCAGTTGGAAGCTTTTGCTTATCGTGGGTGTGAAGTCCAATTATTCGAACTTGACATCTGCCAAGTTTTAATGGATCATATCTATTTTCTACAACGCCAGTGTATATCATTCTATCATCGATTCTTTAGATAATTCTAAAATACATGTGTGACTTTCTCTATCAATCATATGATTGATCGCAGTAACAATGTAATTTCCAGAATAAGTAGTGTCAATAACACCAGTTTTATCGTTGGTGCTCATGTCGTCAGTTGCAGTCATGACAGTTGGTTTATAAACTTCAATGTACATCTTTTGGCCAACAGTATAATCCGTTCTACCAAATACTTCAATCTCTACTGTTGAAGATCTTAGTGTCTGGATAGCAGAATTTCTAGATTGTTCAAATGCAATATTACTAGTATCGGCAAAACCATTATGAATTCCAAAGTGTCTAACTTCTGTGCTTAACGCATTAACAGGACTAACCGGTTTAAAACTCGTATATAGTGGAAGTTTATTCAAATGGTTGAACTTACTAAAATCATTAGATGCTATAAAGTCTTTAGCAAAATACTTCTTTTTAACTAGATCATACGCAAATAGTCTAGAAGCGTATGCACCAGAGTTAGTATATTTCAAAGAATCATAAAGAGTTTTAATTCTAAATTCTATGATTCTTTGGTAGTCTCTTTCTAAATTTCTAAATGACGCAGTTCCTTCTGTATCACGCGTATAATTGTCTTTTACGAATTTCTGATACGTGTCTTGCGCATACAACGAATCTAATGATAAGAAATTAAACCCGCTTCTATTTTCAAAAAACAAATACGAAGCACTACCGTTTTTATTAAGAGCGTTGCATGCTATGAAGTTTAAATTTTTAATCGGAGACCAGAAGTTTGAAACATACTTTATGGAATTCTTAGTTGGTTCAATATTATACTTTTTAGTTGTATTTAAACCATCTGCTTTGATAAGAGTTTCTGCAATATCGCTGATATTGCCTCTAAACGCTTTAGATTGTTTAACGTTCATATCAGTAAGAGCTTCATATGATATACAATGTAATGCATACACCGAATTCTTATCGTTGAGTAATTGTCTGTCGCTCAATTTATAAACGTAAAACTTTCCTTTTACTATATCATTATCTTTAGTAAAAGTTGGAGTAGCAAACTCTACGTTTATAATTTCTTCTCCTCGCAGAGGTAAGGCGTTAATAAAGTCAAGAGATTCGCGCACTACTATAGTCATAGTAATAAATGGTGAGAATAAATCCTCATGCATTTCTATGCCGATCATTTGATCGGTGATATCGACTGCAAAGTTGTTAGATGATACTAACTGTAATTTGCGTATTGATACATCACCGGCAAATCTTAATGATTCTGCTATTCCACTTTGGCTCATATCGTATCTTTAAATTCCTTGATTAGTTGTTCAACTAATGCAGGATCGATTATTTTTATTCTACGCTTAGCTTCATTTAAATCAAACTCATGTTGATAATTAGATGTTACTGTATAATTTTCAGGGATAGTACATGTTTGAACTTCAACAAATACTGTTTCATTTTGTACTGTGAGAGTTTCATTTGGCATGAATTTGCCATTTCGCAGAGATACTGAAAGCGTCACAGTTGCATTATCGGATTCTACTAAAATGTCATCGATTCTTCCAACATAGCCATTTGTTTGACTAACCAGTATCTTGCCCACCGCCATCTCGCCAATACCACCAGCAAGCAAATCAGAATCTCTAATAACTAGAATGTTAACGCCTTCGCGAATAAAACCATTGTATTCGTAATGATGTATATGTTCTATCTTACTAATGCTGTATCGTTGTTCAACTAATGCATCTAATTCTAATTGACTTACTGGAAAATCATTGATATAGTCGTATCGTTGATTGGCTAACATTATGACCCAGTGGTAATATGGCGTACCATAAATCTTTTCAGACACCATTTCTGGAGTCTCGCCTTCTTTCATATCATAGTAATCATACAGACTAATGTTTTCAAGAATCTTTTTGCGGAATCTTACATTGCGAGTAATATCGGTTACGATCTGATAGTTGGTACCAGATGCCGTATCAAAATCATATACTATTTTTGGAAAGTTTGCGAAATACATTATAGACCTTGTGCAATAAGTTCTTTAGTAAGAATAGTGAGTTCTTTAAATGACATTGTGATATTAATCTGCGTTGGCATACCGCCAGCAAATGTGTTAAAATTCCCATTAGGAGTATAATTGACATTCATTTCTGTCAATACGCACGACGTATGTCGATGAATATTCATGTTTTCAGCGCCATTATGGTAATACACTATGTCAAATTCTGATGGATATAAGAACAAGAAATTATTAGCATCTTTATATTCTGGATGCATGTGGTATTTAAATGCGGCAATGATGTTTAATACACTACGAGATTCTGACGCATTTCTAGGAGAAAAGCTATAGTCAACGCTGAATGTTCTAAAATCTACGTTTTTAAAGATCTGTTCTTTCATCGGATTAGGTGCTAAACCAGACATTGCTGACATTGCTCCAGCGTTAGGACCTTTAGATAATGCTAAACTTGCTACTATTTCTGAAGTACCTTTAGCAGCAATCGCACCCTGACCCTTAGAAAGTGCTTTTGCTATTTCAATTCCTGTCTGAGCTGCTTGCATTCCAAATGTTTCTTCTTCACCCCAGTTAGCACCATATCTAATCGATAATTGATTTGGCACATGGAGAGCAATCGCAGTCTTTAATCTCTTTTGTGCTCGTGAAAATCCAGATGCGTTTGCTGCAACAGCTGCTGCACCAACACCAGTTACTGCTCCTCCAACTAATGCTCCTACGGCTGCTCCGCCGCCCATTTTTCCAGCAAGGGCGCCACCGAGAGCACCACCTGCACCAGCGCCGCCAACAGCACCAAATCCAGTTTGTACTGCGACAACATTAGCAGTAGTGTATTCTTTGCCAGCTAATCCTTTTTTTACTCGCTCACTGGTATCAATGTCTACTGTTAGATTTGCTGCATTTGGGTTATCAAGCATTTTAGATGCTTCATTGACGTTTATGTAGAATAATACGTAATTACTACCATATTCAGCCATATGACCCATCAAGTTTTCGGGATATGAATAGCCTTCTACTGCGTATTTCTTTTGGTTGGAATCAAAAGATTTAGGTTGATAGTTGTTTTTTGGAATAGCATTTGCTGCTGGAATTCCTGATTCTGCTGTTGCCATTCAAATTCCTATAAATAGTTAGTATTAGCTATAGTATATTTATAAATGTTTCACAAGCGCAAGTACAAACCGATCCATCCAGAGAAGTATATTGGGGATCATACGAACATTATTATGAGATCTAGTTGGGAAACTAAATTTGCGTTATGGTGCGATAAAAATTCTTCAGTTCTAAGTTGGAGTTCGGAGGAGACTATTGTCCCATACGTATCTCCAGTCGACAATAGACATCATAGATATTTTATAGACTTCAAGATAAAAGTTCAAACTAAGGACGGAAGTATTAGAACTTATTTAGTAGAAGTAAAACCAGATGCACAAACGCGCCCGCCGGTTCCTCCATCTAAAAGAACTAAACGCTATATACAAGAAGTATTGACGTGGGGCGTAAATGAAGCAAAGTGGAAAGCCGCAACAACGTATGCAAATGATAGACAGTGGGATTTCATAATACTGACTGAACATCATCTAGGAATAAAATGACAGCACAAAAAAGTATGCTAGATGTTTTTGAAAAGCATCAATTCGACCAATCGGTCGTGAATAATTCAAGAAGTTGGTTTAGACAACAGGCTACTCTTTTAACTAAAGAAGGCATTAAGCCGCGTGGAGTATTTACAAATTCTGGTGTAATATCAAATACTATTAAACCCGGCAGCTTGTACATGTTTTTCTATGATCCAAAGCATAAAGAAACTCTACCTCACTATGATAGATTTCCTATGGTGTTTCCATTTGCAACTTCAGCTACTGGATTCACTGGACTGAACATGCATTATTTGTCATACAAATTTAGAGTAGTTTTATTAGACAATCTTTTAAAATTCAAATCAACTAAAAATTTAGATGAAACTACTAGACTTAGATATTCATGGAATATCATTAGTGGAATTTCAAAACATAAGTTAGCCGAGCATTGTGTAAAATCATATCTCTATGATCACGTTATGACGCCGACTAAATTAATATCCCCAACAGATTGGGTTACTGCAATGATGTTGCCAGTGGAAAGTTTTTCAAAAGCTTCTTCTTCGCAAGTCTGGAAAAATACTGGAGGAATGTAATGGCAGAACCATTATCAAGTTTTATTTCGCAAATTAAAAAAGATGGTTTAGCGAGACAAAATAGATTCACTGTAAATTTAGCTATTCCAAAGGGAATGCCAAACTTATACAAAGAATTTAATATCGTTCATTTATTCTGCGAGCAGGCAACGCTGCCTGGGATTGCAGTAGTTACTCAGCCAATTAGAACCTATGGCGAAGTGCGCGAAATGGTTTCTGATAGAACCTTTGAGAACATCACATTGACATTTTTAGTTGATACTAAAATGCTAGTTAAAAAACTATTCGACGAATGGATGTCTATAATCATAGATCCGTCAACTAGACTTGCTGGATACTATGATCAATACGCCAGCACGTTGAATATTATGATTCAAGATACTGAGAATAGTAATACATATGAATGTGAATTACGCGAAGTGTACCCTAAGTCCGTCCAGGCAATTTCATTAGATAATAATTCTAAAGACGTAATGAAGTTAGCAGTTACGTTTGCGTATAAGAATCACTTTAATCGAAACTGGGCTACTAGCTCATCAGACGCGTTTGGTCCTCAGAATATAGAAAAAGCAAGTGATTTGACCACGCTACAAGAGTACGCACAAACTGCTATTAGTATGGATTCAACTACTAATGAATTGTATTATTCTAATTTTCAAGAATATCAACAAAGAATTAATGACAATGCTTCTTATAGCAATGCGATTGCACAATTAGAACGACAAGGCATACAGACAAATCTAGGAGGATTATTCACATGAACGAAGAACATTGGATACAAAGACTATGGCGTCCCGCAATGGGTTGGACTTACATGGCTATCAATATATTTGATTTTGTTTTAGCACCTGCATTCGTGTTATATCTAAGACTGAAGGGCGTACAAATTGATATGTGGAAGTCATTAACTCTTGATAATGGTGGTTTCATTCATTTAGCCTTTGGTGCTATTCTTGGTGTTTCAGCATATGGCAGAACACAGGAAAAGACTGCAACAATCAACAGTACTGATATTACAACAGTAAAATAAAATTATGAATATTGATGATAACTTGAGTCAAGTGTTCGAAGTAGAACCTATTGGCAAAGTAGATATTATAGCAAAAGATGGAACTCCCATTGCTCCAAAGAATGAAGCATTGGATTTTGACTATGAGACAACGAGAAGTAATTTGCATTCTATATTGAATCAGGGACAAGACGCACTAATGCATGCATTAGATGTTGCAAAACAAAGCGAACATCCTAGAGCATTTGAAGTAGTTGGCGGATTGATGAAACATCTTTCTGATATTAATCATCAATTACTTGATTTACATAAGAAGAAGCAATCGATCGATTCACCTAAAGGCGAATCTAAAGACATTGCTGCAGTGACTAATAACGCTATCTTTGTTGGTAGCACAACTGAATTGAGCAAAATGCTTGATGATATTCGAAAAGGAAAATAATAATGGCATTACCACAGGCCCAAGCGCCGCGATATAAATTGACTATTCCTTCAACTAACAAGGCTGTCACCTATAGACCTTTCCTCGTAAAAGAAGAAAAGGCTCTATTGATTGCACAACAAAGTGAAGATCCAGATACGATGATTGAGACACTAAAGTCTGTAATCGAGTCATGTATCATGGACAAAATTAATGTTAATGATCTAGCTATTTTTGATGTTGAATATATCTTCACTCAACTTAGAGCTAAGTCGGTTGGCGAGATGGTAGAAATTATCTTAAAGTGTGATACTTGCGAAGATGATAAAGCTACAGTTCAATACTCTATTGATTTGACTAAGGTTAAAATAGAGGTTCCAAAGAATCATCAGAAAACTATTCTTCTATTTAATGATGTTGGCGCTATTATGAAATATCCAACTCTTGACATTATTAAGAAAATGGAAGGCATCGTAGATGGAGACGTAGAATTAGTATTCGAGATCATCTGTCAATGTATCGATTCTATCTATGACAGTAATGAAATTTATCCAACCAAAGAACAAAAGCCAGAAGAAGTTCGTGAATTCGTTAATAACTTAACACAAGAACAATTTGGTAAGCTTCAGGGATTCTTTGACACGATGCCAAAGCTTGAAGAAACTGTAAAATACAAATGTCCATTATGTAAAAAAGATCACGAAAAGGTTATTAAAGGCCTCGAATCTTTTTTCTAATTTGCTTATATCATGATAGTCTGCATAATTATTATAAGATGAACTTTGCGCTTATGCAGTACCACAAGTATAGTCTAGGGGAAATTGAGAATATGATTCCCTTTGAACGTGAAATTTATACCGCTATGCTCATACAATATTTAGAAGAAGAAAAACAACGGTTAGAAGCACAAAAGAGATAACTATCATGGCAAAACGAACAGGCAATAGCTCAGTTAATTCTAGCATTAGAGAAGGCACTAAAACCCAGGAAACTGGGTTTAGTCAATTACTCGAACTTCAGAAAATTTCCAATGAACATCTAGGTTCTATAGCTGATGCTATATCTGTTGATTCTAAAAAACTTACTGCATTAGCTGCTATTGACGCGCTCTCGATGGCGGAGCAGAAAAAAGTAGACAAGACCATAGCAGAAGAAAATGACACTTTGCATGGAATTGAAAAAAGTCAAAAAGAATTAGTACGACTTGCAAAAGAAGGCAATGCTCGTGGTGCTCGCGAAGCTGCCGGTATTGCCGCTATAGCACAAAGTATGAAAACCTTTAAGACGTTCGGCGAAAAGCTGAGTGATATGAAAAAGGGATTCACTGACAAATTTGGTAAGGGCAATCTTGGAAGAACGGCATTAAGCGCTGTGAATGTTGGCGGGTTACTCAACAAGAAAATTGCACAGGGTGATTTCGTTAAACAACAAAAATTGCTGGGTTCAACAAAATCAGATAAAGAATTAAAAGCTAGTTTTGCTGGAGCTCAAAAAGCTTCTAAAGATATTAAGGGTAATGCAGCGGATATTGAAAAGTTCAAAAAAGAAGCAGGTGGAGCAGCCGGTCCATTGACAGATGAGGAAATGGCGAAATTTCCTAAGGGAAAAGAATTATTGGCAGCGAAACAGGTTCATACAACAGAATACGCTAAACACGATATAAGAGCTTCTACAGCTAAAGAAGCAGATGACAAATCTAAAGAAAGTAAGGGTAACGCAAAAGCTGCTATTGCCGATAAACGCAAAACAGAAATACCTATTTCACGTGAACCAAAGTCATCGCCAGAAGTTGCTAAGGAAGCTATTGTTGAAAAGAGAAAAGCTGATATTCCAATTCCTATTAAGATTGCGGAAGTTCATACGCCTTCTCCTGAAACTGCAAAGAAAGATCTGACTGAAAAGAGAAAGATAGTAGTAGCTAAGGCCGACAAGTCTACGCCTTTCAAAATTCAAGAGCAACAGGTATTCTTACTAAAACAATTAGTGAATAACACTAAACCTAGAACTGGTGCAGGTGCTAAAAGTTCTGCTGCTGGTGCGACTGCAGGTGGCGGCGATGGAATGTTGGCATCTCTTGCAGGTGGTATAGGATCTCTAGGAGATGCTCTTGCTAAATTAGGTAAAGGCGCTGGCGCTGGACTACAAGGATTGCTAGAAGGATTAGGTAAAGGGTTTGCTTCGTTGGCAAATCCTGCAACTATAATTGGCATGGGCACATTTACTCTGGCTGCAATGGGTATCGGTAAAGCGTTAGAGATGGCAGCTCCAGCAATTGCTGCTTTTGCTCCTGTATTGATGAAGGTTGCCGAAGTAGTTGGTGGAGTCTTTATTGAAGCTATTAAAGCAATCCCTGAGATTCTAAAATCAATCGGAGATGTGATTGTCAACGTAGTAAAATCTATATCAGACGCCATCACTGGAATCATGGATTCTATCGTCACTAGCATTGAGAGACTTGGCGCTGTCGATGGTAGCAACCTATTATCAGTTGGTGCTGGACTAGTTGCAGTTGGTGCTGGCATGGCAGCATTCGGCGCTGGAGGTGCGGTCGCTGGAGTTGCGAACTTAGTAACTGGATTCCTTGGTGCAGTTACTGGACAAAAGACACCGATAGAACAACTAGAGCAAATTGCTAGCTATGGGCCTGGACTTTCTCAGGCTGGAATTGGAATAGAGAAGCTTAGTGCTGGACTAGCTTCATTTGGTTCTGTTAGTGGATCTAAAGTTGCTAGCATGTCAGAACAAACTGCAGCAATGAAAGATAAAGCTGGCGGCGGATCTAATATAGTGAGTGCTCCTACAGTCAATAACAACGTTAAGCAAACTTCTATTGCAAAGGTCACTTCTAATGTTCGCACACACGAATCAAGTGTCGATAGATATTTCAGTGGTAGAGCTGTTTACTAATCCATCCCATAACACTTCTTGTGTTACTATGTCTCGTATTTGGTACATAGCAATGTTGTCTAAACATGTAGATTTAATCTGAGCGATGCCAAGAGTCAGGTTCTTAAATGAACCTATGTTTACGTTGTTCTTATAGACTAAGTATTTTATTTCATTCATATCATTCCAATAAAAAGGGAGGCCGAAGCCTCCCTTTGTTTTTATCTACGAATAGATTATTCTTCCATTGCGATCTTCTTGAAGTAGCTCATTGCTTCGTCGTCGTCACCATCGTCTGATGGCTTAGAGATCTTCACTGCAGGCTTTGCAGCTTGAGTAGCTTGACGAGTTGGTGGTGTATAACCATCATCTTCATCGGCTGATCCCATGCTTGCAGCAGTTGGAGTAGCCATCTCACTATTCAGAACAGATACCAACTTACGTGATAGTTCTTCATAGGTCTTGAAGTTCTTCTTGTCGATGAACTCGGCCAACTTATGTTGAGCATTCACTACGGCAAGAATAGCATCCTCATCTTCAGCAACTGGTGCTGGTACATTGAACACCGACTGATCGTAGTTAGGATACCCTTCAACCTTACGTTGACGAAGTTTAAAGTCAGCACCTTCCCACAAGTCAAACACGTTGACTGGAGTTTCATCTTCAAAAGTAGGACGTGCTTTATCCATGATCTTATCGAAGATCTTCTTACCGAATTTGTACAAGCGAACTTGTCCTTCATTCTCTGGATGCTTAGGATCAGATACGATCAGCACATTAGCAATATACTGCAGACGACGCTTTTGTTTACGAGCGACTTCTTTATCAGCATCATTACCAGTATTCCATAGACGAGAATTCAACTCACCTACAGGATCATTCTCACCAATTGTCGTTAGAGAGTTTTCGATGTACCACTTACCAGTAGGTCCTTGGAACCCGTGATTGAACACTCGAACCCAAGGTAGTTCGTCGCCTTCAGCGCGTGGGAGGAATCGAATAGTTGCGGTAGCATTACCGGCTTTGTCCGCTTCTAGTTTCCAGAAACGGTCGTCTTGATAAGACTTTGATTCGCTTTGAGGATTAGCGATCTTGTTGAACTCGGTAGAGATTTTACCGAAGTCTGTATTGCGCATTTTGCGAAGTGTATTGATGTCCATTGTATTTTCCTTATGTACGATTGTTTACGATTTTACGAAGTATTTTGCGTTATATTCAAAGTCACCATCTTCATCTAGATTAAAACTATCACGGTCTAAATCTTCGATGTCATCTGGTTCCTCTGACCATTTATTTATAACGCGCATCCCACTTCCAGGGATATTTTTAGTATGTTTTGCTGGTTTAGAAAACTTACTTTTAACTGTCTTACGATCATCTTCTCGATCGTTATAATTATGTAGAGTGCGGCCCATGTTAAAGTTCTGCAAATGATTCTTTGTATTGTTGATAGATTGATTGTATCTTAGTTTTGTCGAACTTGACAAACTTTTTTGTCTTATTGATGATACGGAGTTGATCGCCCCAAAGCATAACGAGTGGTTCCCATTGCGGGAGAAAGTTTTCAAATTCGTCTAGGATAACCATAGTTTCTAAATGTACATGTCCACCGACATATAAACTTAAAAGTTCTGGTACATTATTATCTATATCAAATAAATCTTCATACTTGAGATTATTCTTTTCTAGATGCCGTTGAATGTCAGACATTTGTGTCTTAAACATATGAGTTCGAGATTCTTTGCGCTTAGTCCATACTTCATGATAGTCTGTCGATTCACTTGAATAGATCACGCTCTTATTACCATATGCAAAGTTAGCGACAAAGTAATCAATTAGATCACGCGGTTGATCGAACTTACGTCCAATCTTGTCAAATAGGAATCTATCGTTACGTTTTTCAAAAGCTGCACGAGATCCAGACACTTTTCCATTTGCTAGGAATACATCATAGCGATCAGTTGTAAAGTGCAACTTGATCGCCATGAAGTATTTGTATGTTGCGAAAGCTTCAATCACAGTATTTCATCAAAGGTTGATACGCCACCACGAGTAGAACTATTCCACGACTTATTACAGACTGAACATCTTACAGTCGTTGAAGTGATATTCATATCGGGATTTAGATTGACTCCATGTTTATCATACACCGGAGGATAATACATGGCAGTAGTCATACCAAATGAAGTGCTGAATCTACATTCAAGTTCACAGGTTGGATTCGGTGTCATCATTCCATTTCTCCGTTTGAATAAATTTCTTTTCTTGCATAGTGGGTTCTTTAAAGAACTTGCGAGGGTTGCCACACATCACACAGTTAGAGTCGCCACATGTGACTCCACTTACTTTATGCAATCGATGTTCTTCGCCGTTCTTGACTGGGAAGCCGTGTGCTTTAGCGATCTTTACCTGCTTAGCAATATAGACTTCGTCTTGATATAGACGACGACTGTGTTTTTCTTTATCAATTTCAGTGCTCATTATACATCCAACATTGCTTGTTTAGGGAGCAGATTAGCCTCACGCATATCCCGCGCGATCTTATCTTTGAGTGGTTTATTGACGAGACTCTTGATGTCGTCTGGTTCTAAGAAGTTATCAGCACAATATTTCAGGACTGCGTCCATATGTGATACTCTAGAAGTTTTTACGATTTCTTCGATGTGAAGAGAGAATGCAGATGCACCTTTGAACATATTAGGCTTTCTTCATGTAGTATTCGGCAGTCTTAATAGTTTGATTGATGTCACTATACTGATCAAACTTTACGTTGTACAACTTCCAGATAGGATGACTAGTTGCAAGTGAATTCATTTGCTCGTCAAACATGTCGATGTACTTTGTAAACCATCGGTCGAGTTTACTTTTAGCATTAATCAAGTCCATGTAGATTTGTTCAATCTTCTGTGGTTGGTTATACAGATGAGCTGTAGAGAGATCAGATTCAATTTGTTTACGGTTCATAGTCTATTATATTATAATTACGATTTAATGTACAATCAACCACGACGCATGCGCGCCATTTCTTTTGCTTCATGATCACTGAAGACGGGCACTGCGTTTGATTTGTGCAGTGTACCAATGCCTAACATTTTGTCGCCAGTGTATTGCATAGTCGGCTTAGATGAAGCAATGCCATCGCCAGTGTTACGACTTGGAATGTGATGAGAAGTGCTTCGACCGGGTGGTGGAGGCAACGAGTAGCTGAACGAAGTATTAGCACGCATCAGTGCTTTCTTGGGAGCGTACTTTTGCTGAATAGATTCCCAATCAGCTTGCAACTGACGCTGTGCTGCATTTGGTTTCTTTTGTTTACGCTTGGGCGGTGAAGTGTAGATCATAGCATTTCCATGATAACAAGTTTAGCCTCATATACTGAACGGCACTTATCGCCATTCACTACGATATTTTTAAAGTTGGCAATCTTAACTTCGAGATTTGGAACTCGAAGTGTTAGAAAGTCTTTGGCTTTTTCTTTACTGGAGCGAGTGCCAGTGACAAAGAAGATGGTATCCCGAAGTTCGTCGGATGCGATTTTTTGTTGGAAGTGTATATTTGCCATAGATCCATTATACCATAAAGATGATTTAATGTATATAGCTTAGATCACTTTTCCCAGGACTTTATAGATGTAGGCGTCCATCAGGTGATCATACGGGAGGCCGCGTCGACGAAGAAGATAGATCTGTTCAAGGTCTTCGTCAATGCTCGTAGAGGTGTCTTCAAAGACTTGAAACCCACGAGCTCTGACTTCTTCAAGAAGTTCTTTATCGCTAAATTCTTCCATATCGACATCAACATCAACACTCACATATGCCATAATATATTCCTAATTAGTTGGTCCGGCGTGACAGAATCGAACTGCCATTTAGAAGGTAGAAGCTTCCTGTATTGTCCATTATACGAACGCCAGATATGGTACTATTGTACCATAGTTATGATTTATTGTACAGGCTTTCTTTTGATAGGTGTTTTCTTAACTGCTGGCTTTTTAGCAACTGGCTTCTTAACGACAGGCTTGGTGGCGGCAGCAAGTTCAGCCTGAAGTTTTGCGATGCGAGTATTCATGCGAACTACTACGTCTTCACCGTCCATCCACATATCCTTATTGTCAAGCATAGATTTGATTTCTTCGTCAGTCATGAAGTCTTTATAAACTTCATTCATGAGGCGCTCAGACCACTTGCGCTCATGCAACAACTGATCAATCATTTCACCGCCTTTGCCAATAGCTCCACCCGAATAGTTATGAAACATAAACACAGAGTGAGGAGTCACTTCAAATTGATCGGCACACATAAAGATCATTGTGGCTGCAGACATACAAGCACCTTCAACTGAGCATACAACAGTAGCTTCAGTGTCGGCTAGAACGCGCATGAATTGAATCGCAGTGAATAGATCGCCACCATAGCTATTAATGTAGATCTTAACGAGATCATGTTCACCGGCGTGGCGGATCGTATCGAACCACTCTAGATAATTTTCAGGTTCTTCGATTGTTCCAGTGAGATAGAACTCATGAACTTGTGCGACAGCTTTACTTGGAAAATATCCATTAGAATGTGCCTTTGACTTCATCATATCTAAAATATCCATTACGCTTCTCCGATTGGTTTATAAAAAATATGTCTTCCGATCTTAGTCGTGACTTCAAGTTTAGTCCATCGAGGGCGAACATAATCAGCATGGTAAAATAACGCGCCAAATGTCGGATCATCGATTACATTATGATTGAAGAAAACTCTGATTGCAAGACTTCTGCTATAACTATATATCCGTTCATTTACACTAGGCAGTTTCTTAATGCAAGTCCAAGAAAATTGACATGTGTTCTTTGTCTTTTGCTTAACGACCTTACATACTGTCTCAGGGAATCCTGGCGACTTCACGCGGTTCATCGTTACTAATCCAACAGCTATCATTCCAGATTCTGGTTCGATACCGGCTTCACGATAAATGTTTTGAGTTAAGCAATCAACTTCTATCTTTTGATCTTTAGTGAGTTCTTCATATTGTGGAAGATTCAATGATACCTTCATAGGTTCATTACGTGATGCGTTATATTGTAGTGCTACTAATGTAAACACAAACGCTAGTGCGAATAATACTTTTTGCATTATTTCTCCTTAAGTTGTTAGAGTT